ATGCCGACGCTTTCACTGGTTTCGTTACCCATGCCCCCATTGCGGAAGCGAAAAGGTTTCCTGATGGATTTTGTCAAGCACCTGCAAACCGCGCTGGGCGTCACTGTTGACGGAGACGCTGGAATTGGCACCTTCACGGCGCTGTTCCGCAAGCTGGGGGCAACCTCTGACCGCGCAGAGGAACTAGCAATATCGGCCAACGTCCATTTCAGCGAATACGGTATCATGGTCAACGCGCTCCGCATGGCGCACTTCATGGCGCAACTGGTGCATGAAAGCGGCTCGTTCCGCTACATGGAGGAAATCGCCAGCGGTGGGGCTTATGAGGGACGCGCAGACCTTGGGAATATCCACCCAGGAGACGGCAGGAAATTTAAGGGGAGAGGCCCGATCCAGCTAACGGGGCGGGCGAACTATCGCAGGTTCGGTAGGCGCATCGGTATCGACCTTGAGCGCCATCCTGAAATTGCTGCGGTTCCTTCGATTGGTTTGCATACCGCGCTCGAATACTGGCGCGACAGGGGATTGAACGTGCTTGCCGATGCAGACGATGTTGAAACGATCACGCGCAAGATCAACGGGGGGCTCAACGGCTATGCTGACCGCAAGGCGCATTTGGCCAAGATCAAGGGGTGGATGACATGATGGAACGACTATTCGAGTTCTACGACCGCTTTGGCGACATTGCGCTGATCGTGCTGGTATTCGGCATTGTGATCGGCGCGGGCGTCTATTTCGGGGCATTCGGGTGAAACTGCCGCCCATCGAAACCCATGACGGCAGGCGCGCATGGGCATTTTTTGCCGTATGGGGCGGCGCGGCGGTGTTCACGCTATTCGCCGCTGTGGCGGTATGGCTGGTATCGGGAAACGCGCTCTACAGCCTTTATCTAGGATTGGCGGCGCATGTGCAGGTGCTTGTCGGACTAACCGCGATGGGCTGGGCAATGGGGCGGCGGCTTAACGTGTCGGCTGGCAAGGATGGTATCAAGATCGATGACCGGACTTCCAAAGCCGCACACGCCGTTGCCGACGCAGCGACCGACAAGGCCGACGAGTTCAATGGCTGATATTTGCGGCAATCAGCGGTGCGTGATAAATGGCTTCCACACCGTCAAGGAAAGGCGCTCGTAATGCCCACATTCCTGCTCCCGTTTATCGGTTTCCTGAAGCGCGTTCCGTGGCAGGTATGGGCAGCGATCGGCATTCTCGCAGCCGGTTACATCTACGGCGAGGTCCGTTATCGTGCTGGCAAGCAAGTGGTGATCGAACGGCTCAAGGAAGCCGAACGCGAGGCCGAACGCAAGTCTGCCGAGGCGCTGAAATCCGCCGATGCAGAGGCGAAGGAACGGTCAGCCGAGTTCGGACAGGAACAGGAAACTTTGGAAAAGGCGATTGAAAATGCGGAAAGCACTGGCTCTAATCCCCTTGATCGCCTGCTTGACAGCTTGCCCTAAGCCGATCGAGATAGGTCCATTGCCCCCACCCGCAGAGCGGTTTGTATGCCTGCCATTGCCACAGCCGCCCGTTCTAAGCGCGTTGGTGGCTAGTGAGGCCAATGGAGTGATGGTTTACCGCAAAGACGCTGTGGACGCACGAGACGGGCAAATAGCGCGGTATATCGTGGACGTTCGCGGTGCCTGGTTCGATTGCTCGAACGCGGTCCAGTGGCACAAGGACTATTGGACGGGCAATGAATGAAGCGCGGGTGGATTAGGACTTGACTTCGTCAGCTTTGATCACCCGCAATTTCATGTTGTCGCTATGCAATACCCGCATCGTGGCTCTGGATGTTGCCAGCGATTTCAGGACTTGCCGAACGATCGTCGCATCGCGCTTGCGACCTTCCGTGTCCAGACGCTCTGCCAAATCCCGACCCTCACGAACGTGCGCATCGACGCGGCTCATATCGACCTCGCATTCCATCGCCGGAATGCCCATGCAAGCAACAGCGCGCCGATCAGTGTGAATATGAACACGCCCGCCACCGCTGCGCATTGAGCAGGCGACAGCCCGCCGATGATCCGCTTGATCATGCCCGCCTCCTGTCCTGATATGTCGTTCCCTGCTGCAACAACGCAGCAGCGGCATACAGCGCAGATGGCCTGCCCGATTTCCGGTTAGCCTCAAGCATCGTATCGAGAGCCGCTGTCATCTGGCGAAATGCCGCCGCGCCAACGGGGCCGGAACCACGCGCCTCGCGCCATGCCTTGGCCAGTTTGATGATCGCCCCGCCATCCGAAAGATCGCTGTTGTTCTGCGACAGGCGGCATGCTGGCGAGCAATATGACGGGGCTGGCCCTCTATCCGATTTGCGTTCGACCTTGCCGCCGCAATACGGGCATGTGCGCAAGGCGACGATCTGCGCCGCAGTGAGGCGCTTTAATTCTCATCCAGGCGCTCCAATTGCCAAGACGCTGTAACCTGCGTCCATGGAAACCCGTATAAGTCGAATTCTCACAGGGCGCAAGAGCAATCGGATATAGCTTGCTTGGCTGTCATGGTGCCTGTGTGGCCCCAAGCCATGCCCAGGCAATCCCTCTGGCAATCTTGGATATCGCAGATGGGCAAACACCGAAGTCTCCTGCAATCTGGCGGTGCAGTTCGCCTCTGGAAAGTCTGGCGCGGATCGATGGGATATCGTGTGCGGTCAGGATCGCATTCCTGATATCCTCGCCCCGCCTGATACGGCCCCGGTCGATCATGTCCTGAACATTGTCGGCCTGAGTGCCTTGGATCAAATGCGCGGGATTGCAGCACAGCCCGTTGTCGCATCTGTGGCGGATCACGATGCTTGATGGCAACGCGCAGATGTCGAGGCCGTGGTGGAGACAGTAGGCAACCCGGTGCGCATACTTCATGCGCTGGGCGGGGACTCCGAAATAGCCATATGATCTGGCATCTGATCCGCCCGCGCGACATGCCAGCCAAGGCCAGCATTCGTCATCACTGCGCTGATCGACCTTTGCCCAGAAGCGACCGGCGAACGACTGCATCATTCATCTCCTATGAATTCAACAGCGACCAGCTTGTCGCTCTCACGCGTGATTGCGATTTCGCCCAGCTTTACCTCAGGCGGAAACACCTCTCGGGAAGGCGAGGCAGTGTAAACGTCAGTGCCATCCATGAACACGCCGCGAATTGTGGACGCACGTCCGGCGGGACGGGGCTTGCTTGGGTAAAAGGTCATTGGGTTTCTCCTAGTGCTTGGCGGGCGATGGCCCCCATGACGGTTGCTGGATCAGTGGATGCCCAGCCAGTGGAATATGCGGAAATGCTTTCCAGCGCGGCCTCAAGGGCTTCGATGCGTTCCAGCAGCGGGCGCTCTGCATCCTCGCGGTGCTTGGCGAAGGCATCGGACAGTGCATGATCTTCAATGCCTTTACGGACATCGCCGCAGTAGTTCCAATCGAGACCTTCCTCCGTGAGCCAGTCTGCCGCAGCACGATGGTCTATTTTTGTAACGGTCATGGCTGGTCTCTTTCTGCTATTTTGTCATAGGATTTGTTGAACATCCCGTGCCATGCCCCATCCGAACACTCCGAACAAAGCACGGGATCACCCTTGGCCTTCTGATACCAATACGCACCTAAGGCAGTATTCTCGATCACTCCACATTTTGAGCAGTGGAATAGAGGCATCATCCATTCTCCTTATCATGCTCGCGGACACATTCATGTCCGGCCTGTTCGATCTGTGTTGCTAGGTCAGTCATGGGCGGCGTTCCTGATTGTGATAATCATCCCAGCCCAGGCGTTGCGCGCGTAGACGTTCCTGTTCCTCGTGAAATGGCGCGAGCCAGTCAGGCTTTGGTTCCCCGCGATCCGCGCTTTCCCAGCCGAATTTATAATCTTCGCTTTCCTGAATGCCGACGCGGTAGTTCCCTATCTTACTCATGATACTAAATCCTTCATTGAACACTTGAGAGCGGCTGCAAAATCCCGTAGCCTGCTGATTGGCGGATCATGCCTCCCGCTTTCTATGTTGGCGATTTGCGCACATGAAACACCTACTCGTTCCGACAGTTCAAGCTGGGTAAGCCCGAGCTTTTTCTGTACTGCGAGATCATATCGCCAACAGTCGCGGTGGCTGGCGTTAGATAGCCTAGGCCAGCACATCTCGGACACTTTATGTGTTCTTCACTCATAACTTCTTCCTTGATGGCTTGCCGTACCGTAGCTGTAAGCCACGATCCCGGCGATGATGTTGTCCGCCTGTATCGCAGCAAATGCGAGGGCGAGAATGGTGATGGTGAGCTTCATGGTTGTTCATCCTTGGCCAATTCTTGACTTTGTAGACCTTCGCTCCTAACCCACTTGTTGCAACAATCTCGGCATAGATTGTCGCCGTCCAAATTGTGCAGCACTTGTTTACCGCCACACCAGTCACAAAGTGGGCGAGGTTCGATGGAGGGGCCGGACAGACCTTGCGGCCCCGCCGCCCAAGAGCCTAGGCAGTCACAGACAGCATAAAAACCATCAGATTCTCGCCAATAAGCAGTTCCACAACGAACACATTTTGGGACAAAACTCGTCATGGCCGCACCTCATCGGTCTGTTTCGGGCGGTAGCGGTAGAGAGGTGAAGTCCACGTTGGTTCGTCTAAAGGTGCCCACGGCTCCCATTCTCCAATGTAAATTTGGATTTCGTGGGTCTTTGTTGAGATGCCGTGTGGCCCCGCACACCTTTTCGGCTGATATTCCGTCCAGTCTTCATCCTCGCCAGCAAGCGGGGCATTGTGCGCGGCGATCAGGGCGCGGAGGTAGAGTTGCTTCCAAGTACGTCCCCATGCGTCAGAACACTGGAACCCCATCACATCGTTAAACGCCTGCCATTTCGGCTCCCACGCTTCCCAATCCGGCTCGGCCTTGCGGCGCTCGATCTCGGCGTTGACCGCATCGCTCTGCGTTTTCAGCATGGCTAGTGTCAATTTGCTAAGGTCTGTCATCGTCCATGTCCTCCTTCTGCGCGGATCAAATCCAGCAACCGCGCGCTTCCGCGAGCGATCCTGGCATTGATCTTGTCACCGTCATATTGCGAAACGTGGTAGCGATTGATCGTGTGCTGAACTGTCCGCAGAGACAGCCCTGTTTCACGCGAAATCTGTTGCGCCTTCCATCCCCGATCCGAAAGCTCAAGCACCTGCCGCTCGCCTCTGTTGAGCATGTCCCTCATTCGACTGACCCCTCAAGCGGCAGTTCGCTTTCGGCAAGCAAGGCTGCACGGTGCGGCGATATGTCCAGCGCGATAGCGTGCGCACTGCTCGCGATTACATCGATCTCGCAAAGCTGCGCGTCATCGATCGCTGCGAACCCATGCACCCGGCGCGCCAGTTCGAGCGCGATGTGCATGTGATAGTCTGCATCGCCTAAGGCAGCGCGCAGTTTCGGCATCAGATCGTCGAGTTCGCTGCGATGTGAGACGTTGCCGGAATAGGTCTGCGGCAGAACATCCTCTGGTGTTTCGCCGCGCCCGCGATCCGCCATTGCGAACGCGATGAATTCAGCCTCGGTGATCTGCCGCAGTTCATCCTTGCGCTTGTCAGGATCATCGATTTCTCTGGCGAGCTTGCGGCGCAGTTCGCACCAGAAATGGATTGTCGGCGGTGCGCAGGGATCTCGCTCAAGAAGCGTAAACAGCAGCTCATCGGGCCGCGCCTTTTCGAGAGCGTCAAATTCACCTGCTCTTGATTTCGTGTTTTCCGTCATGTCATCATCCTCAAGTTGTGGCGGGTATTGTGACCGCCCGCCTTCGGTAGCTGTTCCACATCGACGATATGATTGCGGGCCTGCGCGGCAGTGTCGGCTCGCACAATGCGGCTGTCCTTGCTGCCTCGGATTGTTGCTCGGTATATCGGCACTTCGTTTTCCTTTCCTGATTTCTGGCGATCATCGGATGCCAGTAGGCTCATCCGACTTTTTCGGCCAATTCCTTGTTCTGAGCGTGCCAGGTTTTCGGACTTGGCCATGCCTGGTTGAAGTTGAGAAAGCCGCGATCAGTCACGGTCTGCGCCTTGAACCAGTCTTCATAGCTTTGCATACCTGCGCCGGCCTCGCTGCGGCCTGCATCAACCAATGCGCGGTGATAGGCGTCGAGCTGGTCATAGGCATCAATCGCTGTCCCGCCACCGGCATTGCCGTCATCATCTTGAGCAATACCGCCCTGCACAATATTGAGCATCGCAAATGCGGAATGCCGCTTGGCATAACTGGCAGAGCTGGCAACAGCCTGCACATCATTACGTCCTTTACCGATGTCAGCTGGCAGAACCATTGGCTCGCCCCGCTCTTCCCAGCCATGCCCCGACAGGATTGGCGTCACGGCAATCTTGCCATCTTTGTCACCGATAGTGAAATTCAACACTAGGCCATGACGATTCAAGATCGGCGTAATCACCGGCTGCGCCGTTTCCCATTTGGCATAGCGTGAACCAGTGTGCTTGTTCTCACCGTCTTTCTCAATGCGGGGCATTTCCGAAATCGCAGCAACCTTCGCCTCGATAAAACGAGTGTGGCGCTGGCGGTCCTCGATCCGAAACATCAAGTCGGCCATGGCGATAGCCTTTTCGGGCTGTACATCGGGATTGGTGAGCGCTTCCTTGAGCAAGGCAAAGCGTGCCCGATCATCAGACAGACTGCCACCATCTTGGCGCTGGGCGATCTCTCGCCCGGACTGTGCATTGTCAACAAGATCGTTCATCAGATTGTCTCCAGAAAATAGGGTGAGAAGTCGAGGTCACTGACCTCGCGATGAGGCTCAAACGGCTGCCATGGCTGACCGCGTTCGTATATCTCATTGTAGCCAATGAAGGCCCGCTTCGCCCGCTTGATTTCAGCCCGCGCCTTCATCATCAGCATCGTTGGGCGCGGAGTTAGTTCGCCTGCGAATTTTTCAGCCTTGGCGATGCGATCATCGGTTGCGTTGTCGGCTCGCAGTTCTTCAACCGCGCGATAGGGGCTTTCGAACAGCCTGATTTCGCGCGAGAGAACATTCGGCACCCCGCCCTTTTGCTGAAAAATCAGCCGGTGCGGTAGCGGCACTGGTGACTGTGAAATATCGTCAATCATGACCGCATGGGCGGCGGTGAACTCGCCTCTGCAAATGGCGTTCTCGCCAGTGCGGATTGTCTCGACAGCCTCATGATAGGCGGCAACGTCGATGTAGTAGCGGTTGTATTTGATCGCATCCATCAGGCACTGCTCAAGCTGCTTGCCATTTGGATTGGCGAAGCTCTTGAATTCAACCCAGCCATCGGCGCGCAGCCAGTCGAGCCTGGCCTTCATCGGCAGGCCGGTATCGGGGCAATCATAGAGAATAGAGACTTCGGCAAATCCATCCGAGAGTGTTGCGTGCACCGACGGCACAGCGGCAATGCGCAGCATGTCGATTTCAATCTGGTCGAATGCCTCGGCTGGCAGCGCGATACGACCGCCGCGATTAGCTTCCCATGCGGCAAGCTCGATTTGCCAGATCGGCCCGGCATAACCGGCAAGGCGCAAGCGCTCTGCCTGTTCGGCAACTGATCCTGATTTCTTCTCACCCATACCCTCAAGCTGACTACCCATGTCAGTGCCGGTCACAAGGAAGCCCTCAATATTGGCGAAATCGGCATGGCTGATCTCGCGCACATAACGATCATGGAATTGATCTGGTTCAAGCCTGGCGCAGTGATATGCCTGGCCCAGAAGCTTGGCCATCTCGCGGGTTTTCTGCTGCTGCGGGGTGAGCCGCTTTGGGCTGGGATTGAGATAAGAATCCGCCCAATAGTCGGCAGGACTGATCAGCAATTGCTTGATGCCAGATTTGGAAAGGCGCTCGATCGAGCGGTATTCCTCGAAATCGAGGCCGAAATATATGCCGTTGGGAAATGTCATTTGCTAGCTCCAAATTCACGATAGCGGATAGGGTCAGGATTGCAATTCGATTTGCGCGGTCACCCGGTCGAATTCGCGCTCGATGCCAGCAATCGTGTCGAGCAAAACGATGAGCATACCGAGCGCGCCGAATAGTCCGAACAACCCTGAAAGCCACATTCCGCGTGCGAGAGCGAATATCCCGCCGACAAGGAACGCAGCCAAGCCGAGCATGGCCGCGAACGTCAAGATGATGTAGAACGCGCCCATTAGATTAATCCTTTTGCAGCGATTGAACCGATGGATTTGTGATCCGTGCGCAGTGTTTCAGCGACAAAGACCTGAATTTCAGTTTCGAGATCGGGAATGATGATGAATACCTGATCATCATCGCGCGAAAGTCTGACAATCGGGCGACCAAATGCGCGGCGGTGCGCAGCCTCAAATGATAGATATCCGGTGGTAAGCATAGACATCAACAGTCTCCAAGTGGTGCTGCGAAAGCATCCGCGACCGGGCGCTTGTCGTCATTGATGAAAATCGGCGCGTTCGCCGGGGCCAAAATTAGGCGGTAAATTGTCGGATCGCCATCGAGCTTCACCCGCGCCTGATGGACGCAATAAGCGCCATTGCACTGGTGATTGTCGATTGTGATCGTGTCCTTGCCGCCCTTGTCCGCGCGCGACCATTCGGCGATGTTGGCAAGGATGAAACCGGGATACACGGTCATGATGGTTCAGCTTCGTTGATCGCTGCCACAGTATCCGTTTCTTCCGCCGCATCGACGCCGGACTCGAATACCAGATCAATTCCGAGCGGCTTCAAGATCACCTTGTAATCGGAGTTGGACTTGCCGTTGAACTTGATCATGAATTCGTCGGACTCCAGCCGGACCAGCTTGCGGTCCTTATCGATGACGATCTTCATTGCGTTTCTCCCTTTGCCTTTGCCAGCGCGGCGCGCGCTCGGTCAAATTCCGCCGTTGCGCGGTCTGCCACAGCAACAACACCTTCCAGCGCCTCGAACAGTTCCGGTGCGGCGACGATCAGGTTGGCGTTGGCGATAGCCACGCCCAGCGGTTCGTTGTGTTCAGCGCCATCGCTGCCATCCTCGTTATGGTGCACGGTAGCAATAGCCCCCATGCCATACTGACCATCGGAAAGGACATATTGACAATTGCATTGGTGATCCGTTGCAAAGTGCGGCACCGACCACGGCCCCGGTGTAAATCCCGTCATCTCAACCTCCATTTTTCCGGCGCTTGTAATCATCGCGCCATGCCTGTTCATCGGATAGTTCGGTGCTCGTTTCGAAGCTCTTGCCGGTGCGCAGCTCGTAAGTGTAAGCGGCATCGGCGTGGGCCTCGTCGGCTTCCCAATCGAGGAATACGTCCTCCATTGCAGCGATCATGTCATCGCGCTCGTCGGGGCAGGTCAGTGCTACCGTGGCATAGACATGGGCATCAACTTCCAGCCCATTCCTGAAATGTTGGGTGTCAGCGGAAATAGACCGTAAGCATTCGTCTTCGGAACTGGTGCCCTTGCAGGCAGCCCAGCGTTCGGGCCAGCTTGGCGAGGCAAGGCGGGGATCAGTCATTGTGAAACACCTCCAGAAAAATCTTGCCGCCTTCGCGATAGACCTTGTATTCGCCGGGCCTCACAACGCGTCCGTCCCGTTCGTAATACACATCCTCAACGTCGTTGAAGTAGTTTAGCGTCAGCTCGATCATGGTTGATTTAGGCTTGTTCATTGGTAGGCTCCATCAATCCATGGCGTTCGGCCTGTTTGCGCAGCAGTTCGAGAATGTCGAATGTCTCGTCACCCAATGAGGTGCCGCCGCGTGTCTCGCGCCAGTGCTTTTCCGCCTCTTCGAACGAGAAATATCTGCAACCCGCGATGATCCGCGCCCCTTCAGGGGTGGCCACGATGCTGAATGTGTAGTTATCGCTGCGCACGGCGGTCAAGTTGACCTTTGAGACCCGCGCATTGCCAGAGACCTGCGCATCGCCAGAGACCAACGCATCGCCAGAGACCAACGCATCGCCAGAGACCAACGCATCGCCAGAGACCAACGCATCGCCAGAGACCAACGCATCGCCAGAGACCAACGCATCGCCAGAGACCTGCGCATTGCCAGAGACCAACGCATTGCCAGAGACCAACGCATCGCCAGAGACCAACGCATTGCCAGAGACCAACGCATTGCCAGAGACCAACGCATCGCCAGAGACCCACGCATCGCCAGAGGCTGAAAGGTTATCCGCTTTCGCTATCCATCCGCCCAAAGTTCCAGCGGCAAGGCCAATCGCGGTGATGTCGGCAACAGCGCGGATGCGGTAGAGCGTGGTGTCAACCCAATACTTTGTCTCGCCAGTGGCTTCGAACTTGGCGTTCTTGAATGCGGGTTTTTTCTTCGTCATGATGTGGTAACCTCCTATTCAGCGCCAGCCGCGACTTCCCGCGCCATGCCGATTGACGGGCAGACCCGAATCAGTGTGTCCCCGCTATAAACGTAATAGTCCAAGCCGTAGCTTTCGCGGACCGTCTCGATGGTGATTGTCATTTCGCAGCTCCAACTGTGAAGCGCCTATCTGCCATCGGGGAAAATTCACGTCAAGCGAAAATGTATGTTGACGTGCGAATTAGTTTTCCGCATATGCAGGCCATGGACAACATCACAGTATCAGATATCGAGAGTAAAGCGCTCGATGCCCGACTTCAGATCACCGATGTTTTGCGCCATTCCGGCGTATCGGCGGCGACGTTCTACAAGGCCCGCCGCGGCGAGCATGACTTGAAGCCGCTGACCAAAGCTCGGCTGCTCGATGCGATAGACGAACTGGCGCGCATGTAATGGCCTATGCCGAAAACACCACTGTAGCGTTCGAGAAATCGATTTCCGAGATCATCGGGCATGTCAGAAGGCATGGCGCAGAGCAAATCGGGCAATTCGAGGATAGCAGCTATTTCGCGTTGCAGTTCAGCCTTGGCGATCGCATGATCCGGTTCCATCTGCCCTTCAAATCGATCGACGATATGCCGAAATATGATGGTCGCCGCACGCCATTTGGGCGGGAATGCTGACCAAATCTGAAAACAAGCGGCGGATAGCGGCGGGCGACACGCGCCGGGTTTCCACGGCGGTGGCGGCAGCCCCAGCCGTTGACAAGTTGACGTGCCGTGATTGAAGTCGCTGCCTTGTTTGTCGAAACTGGCGGATGCTATTTTGGGCTTCCCGGCGTTGATCCTTGGGACGAAGCGCGCGATGCCCGCCTGTATGCTGGGCCGCACCCTGTAGTGGCGCACCCGCCCTGCCAACGATGGGGTAAGATGTGGTTCGGTTCGCCTAACGTTGTCGCCAAGACAGGAATCCGCAAGGCCAAAGGCGATGATGGCGGTTGTTTCAAGTCCGCGCTTGACGCCGTGCGTAAATGGGGTGGTGTGCTGGAGCATCCATGGGGATCACACGCCTGGGCTCATTTCGGTCTGAACAAGCCCCCGCGCGAAGGCGGTTGGATCGCCGCTGATTTCGATGGTGGCTGGACGTGCTGCGTCGAACATGGCCGCTATGGTCACTACGCGCGCAAGCCTACATTGCTTTACGCGATAGGTTGCGAACTCCCGGAACTAGCGTGGGGGAAAAGCGAGGCGAAGCTGGACCCCGCCGTTGTCGAACGCATGGGCCTGAAACGAGCCGAGCGATTAGGTGAAGTTGGCGCAAAAGGTGGCGGCACAGACAGTGCCCCGAGGATCGGAACACCGGGACCATTCCGCGATATACTGATCGCTATGGCACGGTCTGATGGAGGCAATCATGATTGAATACGATCGCGCCAACACTTCCGACGCCAGTTGCAGGCGCTGCGACGACAGCGGGGTTGTGCCGGGCGGCGGGAAATGGACGCCGTGCACATGCTTTGCCGGAGCTATCGTGCTGGATCAGTTGGCGGCGAAACAAGCAATTGGAGCGAGATGAAAATGAACGACGCATATCATGAATTTCTGGCGCGCAAGGCCGTGACCGATCCGATGACTGGCCTCGCCAGCTTCGCAGATCTTCCGGCCCAGCTATTTCATTTCCATCGGGACATCACATCATGGAGTTTGCGGCGCGGGCGCTCGGCGCAAAAGGTAAGGCCCGGTGCAACACTGGGTTACAACCGGGCCTCTCAGCAGCCTATGCAATTGGAGCTAGCACTTGTCCGAGGAAGACCAGGCCGACTGATGGAACGCATAAATACCGGATTTTTCAGCCAGTGCAAGGCTAGCGCAAAATGAACGCACCGCAGCACCAGAATGACCGGCCCGAATATGTCAGCCTCTGGCCCTCGGATTGGCTGGGCGGCGCTGCGACCCTGCCAGCCATGGCAGAATGGACCTACTGGCAGATCAGCCTCTATTGCATGGACAAGGGCGAGCCAGTTCCGGCCAAGCGTATTGCGATGATCATGATCCGCCACGGCGGCGACTGGCAGGCCGATATCGATTTGCTGATCGACTTGGGCAAGGTGCACAAGACCAATAGCGGCGGGTTATTTGTCAAACGATCTCTGGCCGAATATCAGCGGGCCGATGAAGCGCTGCAAAAGAAGCGCAATGCCGGTGCAGCCGGTGCTAGAAAAAGATGGGGAAACAGCGATGTCGATAGCATTGCCAATGGCAGTGCCATGGACCGCAAACCTGATGATCAGACCGGCAAGCCGGTTCGAATCGACATGCTCGATACGATCAAGCCGGATATTTGGAAAGCGTTCGTCAAGATGCGGGTCACGGTCAAAGCCCCGCTAAGCGACCATGCCGCTGACCTGATCCGAAAGAAGCTGTTCAAGATATTCGAGGAACACGGCCATGATCCAAACGAGGTGCTGAATCAATCGACCATGTTTTCATGGAAGGGCGTGTTCCCGCTCAAACAGGAAAATTCCGGGAACGGAAAACGATCAGGATGGAGAATGTCTGATGAGCAATAAAGCTCCTTCATTTGCAGGATCAGAGGCCGACCTAGCGGCGGAGTTCCTGCGGCGACTTGAAGCTGAATGGAGCCGCAACAGGGATAAGTGCCCGTGGACCGCTTATGCTGAAACATCGGGCTGGGACATCCTGTTAATGCATGACAGCGGCTATCAGATCGGGATAGAAGCCAAACTCACCCTGAATGCGAAGGTTATTGCCCAGGCGCTTAACGGCCAGCATCCGAACGAATGGGATGACATAGACGGCCCGGATTATCGCGCGGTTCTAGTCCCCCAAGTCGGCAGGCAGCACCATTTGACTGAAATCTGTGACGCAATCGGGCTTTCTATAATTACCCTGCTCGAGCAACTCCCTTATCACTATCACTCCATATCGTTGCCGGTGCCTGGTTCAACATTTTCGGAACGACACTGGCATAACTGGTGCCCGGTTAATCGCTGCGAAGTGCCAGACTATATCCCTGATGTCATCGCCGGTCACAAATCGCCGGTCCAACTCACCCCATGGAAAATCAAAGCCATAAAGCTAATGATTTGTCTCGAACGCAAGGGTTGGGTTGATCGATCAGATATGCGCGCGATCAAGATCAGCCCCAGCCGATGGACAGATTGCTACAGCGGCTTTCTGGCCAGTAATGGGAACGGCCAATATGTCAGATGCAAAGCCACCCCTGATCTACGCGCCCAACATCCGCAGAATTATGCCCAAATCGAATCCGATGCTGCGCAATGGGGGAAGGTTTTTGATCCATTCGGACAAGTCAGTCCGGCTTGGCTAGTGAGTAAGCCATGAGCAATGAAATCACCACAAGCCCCAGAGCAATCGCGCGGGCAGTCCTGTCATGGCCATTCGACCCTGTATCGCTCGCCCGGCAAACCGATCGGCGGGCTGTGGTGCTCGCGCTCGACAATTACCGCAAGGCCATGGTGCCGATGTGCAAGCTGACCAAAGCCGAAAGGCAGGGCGATCAGCAAATCCTGGCCAAGCTGATCAGATCCATCGGCCTTCGCATCAGGCCCGATTTCAGCGAGGATCAGGCCAGGATGTGGATCGCCGCCATGGTCGAAGCGCTCGACGATCAGCCTGCGAGTATTGCGCTTGCCGCCACCCGCGATGCCCAGCGCCATCCGATGCAGTTTCCCGGTGAAGTGCTCAAGATCATTCTGGAAAAGGCCGAGCCGCACCGGCTTGCCTACAATCGGGCAATCCGAAATCTTGAGCGACTCCAAGCTGCGATCGACCATCCGCCCGCGCTTGAGGCAACTCCAGAGGCCAAGGCAGCCGCGGAGCAAATCAGCGAGGACGAGTTGCAGGACATGTTGGCACCAGAGCGCCAGTTCGGCCTTGCGGCGGGCTTCCTGATAGAGCGGTCCGATGGCCGGATTAGATGGGCCACGCCTGAAGAACAGGACGCGCACAGGACCGCTATCGAGGCAAAGCGCCATGCCGCGCGCGCGAAACATACGAAGGGGAATTTCTGAGGTGCCTATCCGCCCTGAAAACCTTGAGCGATACCCGAGCGATTGGAAGGTGATCAGCGCACGGATACGCTTCGATCGAGCCGAATACCGGTGCGAGTGTGAGGGAGAGTGCGGGATCGATCACGAAGGGCGCTGTGAAGCAAGACATCTCGAACCTCACCCAAGAACTGGAAGCAAGGTTATCCTGACCACTGCGCATTTGTCTGAGCCGATCGAGAATTGCAGCGACGAAAATCTCAAGGCGATGTGCCAGCAGTGTCATAACAAATATGACGCTCCGATGCGCAGGGCAGGAATTCGGACGAGGAAATACGCAGATCAAGGCCAATTGCCGTTGGTAACCACTGAGGAAAAATTGCCATGATCTGCCCTGCGACAGTCAAATGCACGGATTGCGATGGCGCTGGCGGAAGGTTTGCTGTGCCGCTCATCAAGCGCGACTGGTGTAACTGCCCGCGCTGCAACGGCACTGGATCGATCGCAATCACCGAAAACGACGAGGAGGCAGAATGATGACTGACCGAGGCACAATCGAATGGGAGATCGCAGAGGCGATACGGCGCTATGCCGTGCGAGTTCACTATGTCGAGAGTTCCAAGCGCAGGGCGTCGGTCTATGCGGTATGGGACAAGAGCGGCCAGGTATCAGCGCGCGTTTCCGAGCTTACCGATCACCGCTGCGCATGTAGGGATTGTTTACGCCTACAGGTCGCGGCGATCATGGAAATCATGGACCGGGAATTGCGCAATGCCGCCTCATGATGCCGTTCCGCCCAATGCCGGGCATGTTGTCGCTGGTGCCGCATGGAAATGGGATGGCAAGCGTGTGGCGGTAACGCTGCGCAACGGATCGATCGCAGGTGAAAGTCCTGTTCCATCTGGTTCGCCCGCCGGCTGGGCTGCTGATGGAAACGGGGCCTGTCGCTGGACGCTGACAGGACATCGATTCGATATCATCCGCTACCGAATTCTCTGACTTCGATCCACTGCCTTGCGCAGACGCTCAAGCCTGAGCCATTCTTCCCACGCACCGCAATGGGCGCAATGATTGCCGTCGAAATAGGCCGCTTCGGAGTAGATCATGATGCTTGCTCCATCGTTGGATTGAGCCTGAGATCATGCCGGAAAAACCTTGCCAAATCGTTAATTCTGAATTTTCTCGCAAGAATCGTGCCAATCCCAGATTTCCGCCATTGGCACAGTTCTTGCAACCCAACCAATTTGCGATTTTCGGCGGCTATAATGTCCTATGAGGGCATAATGGCCTACCTCAAGCCACATCATTTTCCAATCATACCAAACACATCTATAGCACCGCCATCGTTCTGCTAATGGCAGAAGAGAAGAGAAGAGAAGAGAAGAAGAAATACTTAACAGTATTTCTAACCCCCCTAGCCCCCCTTTGAAAAATCTGTATATCAATCCCATGAACGCAATTGGCAGGTATTGAATGCCATCGCGGTTTGCGGTAGAAGCCAGATATGCCGGACCCGCAAGACACTAATTTAGTGCCAGTTAGTGCTAAACGAAAGCCTCCTGCCGCTGGTAAGGGCAGGAAAAAGCCGGTTCCGCTAGATGCGCTGGAAACCCCACCGGTTGCACAAATCATCAATGGCGACTTCACCCGCGACTTCGTGACGCATTCCGAAACGAACACAAAGGCGATGGTCTATCGCAACAACGGCGGCTCGCCAGTGACGCGCTGGGGCGACAAGCTCGATGATACCCACCACAAGATCATCGATCACTGCTTGGTTTTGTGGAGCATCGCCGGTTGCGAACAGCGCACCACGGCTCAATATGGCCAACGCATACCTGGCAGCGGCAATTCCGAACACGCCTGCAATCGCGAGATCGATGCCCGCGAGCAATTGCATCGCATCCGCGATTATTTCCCCGGCCAACTTGCGGGATACTTCGTGATATTCGAAAACGTGGTTCGTCATGAAATCCCCGCCGGTGTAGCTGGTGCCAGCCGTGAGTTCGAAGGCAAGGCTGCATCGGCACGGGCGCTGACAATCGTGCGGTTTGTCTGCGACGTAATCGCATCATACGAGCGCATTTGACATTGGGTAGAAGCTAGATTAAGTTTGCGTGTAATATCTGAAATTGCGCCGCACAACCGGCCCTTCGGTTCGCCAAAGGATATTCTCCCATGAGCCTTGCAACCCTACTCGTCGCGGTGCTGATCTGGCTGCTGCAAAATCTTGCTCCGAACATGATGGTGTGAGATAATGGCAAAAAGAGGCAGGCCGACATTATACAAGCCTGCATTTGTCAAGCAGGCGATCAAGCTTTCCGAGTATGGCGCAACCGATCAGGAAATGGCCGATTTCTTCGAGGTAGATGTTAGAACACTCTATCGCTGGAAGCATGACCACGATGATTTTTGTCAGGCCTTAAAGACCGGCAAGGAAACCGCCGACGAGCGTGTTGAGCGCAGCCTTTACCAAAAGGCGATTGGTTACGAGCAGGACGAGGTCAAGATATTCATGCCTGCCGGTGCTGATGAACCTGTCTATGCGCCTTTCAGGGCCAAGATAGCACCAGACACCACGGCGGCGATATTCTGGCTCAAAAACCGCCGCTCACAGGAATGGCGCGACAAGAACGAAACACAGTTGAGCGGTGAAATCATAGCCAAGGTGACGCGGGAACTTGTCCGTCCGTCGGAGCAAGTGGATGGCTAGGAAGGGTGAGGCGAAGGCTTGGCTTGAACGGGCGGCTACTTACACTGGTCCGGATTGCTTGGAGTGGCCGTTTTCCGTTTGTGCTGGCGAGTATGGGGTAAGCCGCCCCGCCGCGTCTCTCATCCGGGTTGGGGTGAATTGGGCCTATCTGTGAGTGTCCTGACCATTCCAACAGCTGAGGTATTCGAGCCTCTACTCGCACCAGCGCGCGACAAGGTAGCGAAAGGCGGACGCGGCAGTGGTAAGTCGCATTTCTTCGGCGGACTGGCTGTAGAGGATGCCTTGTGCGAACCAGGAGATAACGGCGGCGAAGGTTTACGGATGGTTTGCATCCGCGAAGTGCAAAAGGACTTGGCTCAATCGGCCAAGCTGCTGATCGAGAGCAAGCTCTACGAACACGGGCTTAGCTATGGGCAAGGCTTCAGAATTTACGAGGACTTGATCCAGACGCCGGGCGATGGGCTTATCATGTTCAAGGGGATGAACAACTACACCGCCGACAGCATCAAGTCGCTGGAGGGTTTCAAGCGGGCATGGTGGGAAGAGGCCCACACAGCTACCCAGAAAAGCATCAATCTGTTGCGTCCGACCATGCGCGCCAGTGGTTCGCAGATGTGGTGGAGCTACAATCCATCTCGCAAGACCGATCCGGTCGATGTCATGTTCATGGGAGCGGAAAAGCCGACCGGGGCAGCGGTGGTCACTGCGAACTGGCGCGATAACCCATGGTTCACCGCTGAATTGGAGCAGGAACGCAAGGACTGCTTAAGGATGCAGCCCGATCAATACGAGCACATCTGGGAAGGCGGCTACGTCACCGTGTCGGAAAACGCCTATTATGCCAGGCACCTTTCCGAAGCGCGCGGTCAGGGGCGGATTTGCCGGTTGGCGTTCGATCCGCTCATGAGGGTCAAGCTATTCTGGGATATCGGAGGCACTGGAGCAAAGGCGGACGCCTGTTCGATCTGGCCGTGCCAGTTTATCAATCGCGAGATCAGGACACGGGATTATTACGAGGCGAACGGGCAGGATTTAGCCACACACGTCAACTGGTTGCATTCGAAGGGATACGGGCCGGACCGGGCGGACATCTATTTGCCGCATGACGGGGCAGCAAACGACAAGGTATTCGCGGTCAGCTATGAAAGCGAGCTGCGCCGGGCCGGGTATGACGTGACAGTGGTGCCTAATCAGGGACGCGGTGCGGCCATGGCGAGGATCGAAGCGCTACGTCGCTTGTTCGGGCAGATATACTTTGACGAGGCGACAACCGAAGGCGGACGCGATGCACTGGGGTGGTATCATCCCAAGATCGATGAAAAGCGCGGGATTGACCTTGGCCCGGAACACGATTGGGCAAGCCATGCCGCCGACGGATTCGGCTTGATGGCGAATGTTTATGAAGAACCGATAGCAAAGCGCCAGCAGAGCATGAGACAAAGACCGGCAGCGGCAGGAGGATGGTTAGGATGACTGATGAAGAAATCCTTTCCGAAGCCCGCGACAAGTTCAAGGAAGCGCAGGACTGCGAAAACGATACCCGCGAAGAAGCGCTTGACGATCTGAAATTCGCGCGGCTTGGCGAACAATGGCCAGACCACATCCGCGATGAACGCGAACGTGATTTTCGTCCGTGCCTGACCAAGAACCGCTTGCCGACATTCATCCGGCAGGTGGTCAATGACGTGCGCCAAAACAAGCCATCGATTGTGGTTCATCCCGCGGATGATGGTGCCGACAAGGAAACGGCTGATATTTACAACGGGCTGATCCGCAACATCCAGGTATCGAGCGATGCGGACGTGGCAACCGACACGGCTACGGAATCGGCGGTATCGAACGGGTTCGGATATTTCAGGATCGACATCAGTGATGACGGCCGCGATATCGAGTTCAGGCGCATCGCCAATCCGTTTTCGGTATTCCGCGATCCAGACAGCGAGGCAGCGGATTCGAGTGATTGGGACCGGTGCTGGGTCGTCACGATGTTGTCGAAGGACAAGTTCGAAGGGGCTTACAAGAACGCCGAGGCGATAGATTGGCAGGCCGAAGGTTACACCGGACTGACTTCGCCATGGTACGAAGGCGACCAGGTGATGGTTGCCGAATACTGGCGGCGCGAGGCGCTCACGATTCCGACCGTGACGCTATCAAATGGTTCGGTGAAACGCGCCGACGAGATCGATCCGTTCGAACTGGCGATGAAGGGTATCGAGGTAATCGAAACCGGGGAAGCGCCTTCGCACAAAGTCACGCAATATGTGCTGACCGGCAAGGAGATACTGGAGACGAATGAATGGCCGGGCAAGTACATCCCGATCATCCCGGTTTACGGCGATGAAATCAATATCGAGGGCAAACGCTATTTCCGGTCGCTGATTAATCCCGCCAAGGATGCCCAGCGGATGTTCAACTATTGGGATACGATGGCGACGGAACTGGTCGCGCTGGCTCCCAAGGCACCGTATATCGGCGAAGAAGGCGCATTCGAGATAGACCCGCGCTGGTCAACAGCGAACCAGATCAACCACCCTTATCTTGAATACAAGAAGGGGCACCAGATGCCGCAGCGCCAGCAATTCCCGTCGTTCCCGGTTGGGGTGATGGAAATGGCCTTGCGCAGTGCCGACGACATGAAAGCAATTATCGGGCTGCATGACGCCTCGCTGGGCGCGCGTTCGAACGAAACCAGCGGGGTAGCAATCCGGGCAAGGCAGGCAGAAGGCGATGTTTCGACATTTCACTTTATCGATAACCTGTCGCGCGCAATTAGACATGCGGGGCGCATCCTGATCGACCTGATTCCCAAGGTCTATAACAGGACGCGCATTGTCCGCATTCTGGGCGAGGACATGAAGCCGCAGAATGTGCGCATCCAGCCGGGAGCACCGCCGCAAGAGGAACAGCAGCAGGCGCAGGAAATGGGTGAAGCCATCGAGCGGGTTTATGATCTGGACGCTGGCAAGTATGATCTGGTGGTGAAGGCCGGGCCGTCCTATTCGACATTGCGCGAGGAAACGCGGGCGGAACTGGTCGATATCATCCGTTCGGTGCCTGAAAGCGCATCGATCCTTGGCCCGATGTATTTGCGGCATTCGGATTGGCCGGGCGCAGAGGACGCCGCCGACAAGCTTGAACAGGGCCGTGAAGGCGTATCGCCTGAACACCAGAAACAGATGCAGCAAATGGCCGAGCAGTTACGCCAGGCGCAGGAGGCCACTGGTGAAAACGAGGTCAAGATGGCGGAACTTCAACTGAAGAACCGCGAACTCGATATCAAGGAGCGCGAATTGTCGATCAAGGAAATCGAAGCGCGCGCCAAAGTGTATTCGGCAGCAAATGTCGGACAACCCGCGACTGAACTCTATCGAGAGGTCGCATAATCTGAAGGGACGAAAATGGTAGAAGTCACGACCGGGCCGGAAGATGATGAACTTCCGGAAGTCGAAGAAGAGCAGGACGATACAACCGATGAAACCGAAGCCGACGAACCTCAGGATGAGGAATCGGACGAGGATGAAGAGGACATCGAACCCGATCCCATCGAAGTCGAATACGGCGGAAAGAAGTACAAGGTCCACCCTGATCTACGCGACGGCATTATGTGGCAAGCGGATTATACCCGCAAGACGCAGGAAGTCGCTGAACAGCGCAAAGCCCTTGAAGCCCGCATCACCGAGACAGAACAGGTCAGTGAAGCGGAAACCAATCTCCGTGTGCGAAAGGTGGCTATCGAAGCCGCGCTTGAACAGTATTCGAACGCCGATTGGGATGCTCTGGAACGACAGAATCCAGCAGAAGCCCAAAGACATTTCCGCAACTTCACGGTGCTCCAGCAGCAGTTGAAGGGAACGGAAAGCGATTTGCGGGAAGCTTCCGGCAAGCGTGAAGCCGAAACGAAGCAAGTATTTGCCGAACGTTTCGAGCAGAGCATGTCTGAAATCGGAAAGGCTATTCCTGACTGGGGCGAACCAAAAGCGGTGGCTCTGCGCGATTTTGCACAGAAAAACTTCGGGTTCACCGATGAGGAATTTCGTATTGCGTTGCACGATCCAAGACAGATCAAACTCGTCAATATGGCGTTCGCAGCGGCAAAGGCCAAACCAAAGCCTGCCTCACCTCAACCGGCTGTCAAAGCGGCGTCCAAGGTTAAAGGTGGTTCATCCCCGAAAAAGGGGCTGGACGACCGGATGTCGGCTGAAGAATGGACAAAGGCCCGTAACCGGCAGCTACAAACCTCATAGCAGGAAACCCACGCTGAGAAGCGTCGGCCTTCCCAGTCCCCGCAAGGGGCAAGATGGAACTTTTTATCATGGCAAATACAATTCTCACTCCAACCGCTGTGACGAGAGAGGCTCTGCGCATTTTGCACCAGAAGCTGAACTTCGTCGGCAGCATCGACCGTCAATATGACGATCAGTTCGCCAAATCCGGCGCGAAAATCGGCACCACGCTGAAAATTCGTGAGCCGAACCAGTACACGGTTCGCACCGGGGCAACCATCGATGTGCAGGATACTACGGAGTCTTCGCAGACCCTGACTGTGGCAACACAGAAGGGTGTGGACATGAATTTCTCCTCGGTTGAACTTACCATGTCGCTGGATGACTTCAGCAAGCGCGTGCTTGAACCGGCAGTTTCGGTTCTGGCGGCCAATATCGAATACGATGCCATGTCGATGTACAAGGACATCTACAATTCGGTGTGGGACAGCGCAGGCGATCTGACCTACAACGATGTGCTTGATGCACGGCAGTTGATCCAGAACGGTCTTTCGCCAATGGGCAGCCGCACGGCCAACCTCAATTCGCAGGATATGGTCGATGTGGTCAAGGACACCAAGACGCTGTTCAACGACCAGGCACAGCTTTCGAAGCAGTATCTTGAAGGTTATGTCGGCAAGGCGGGCGGCTTCGACTTCGTGGAAAATACCATGTGGCCGGGGCATACGACTGGCAGCGAAGACGCGGCTTATGTGGTCAACACCTCAACCGGGATCACTTCCGGGACAGCGACGATCACGACCACGGCTGGCACCGGCACGTTGTCGGTAGGCGACGTGTTCACGGTTGTAGGCGTCAATTCGGTGCATCCTGAAACCAAGGCCGATTCCGGCGTGTTGCAGCAGTTTGTTATTACTACGGCTGTAACCGGCACTGGTGCATGGGCTGTTTCGCCGACCCCGATCACTTCGGGAGCGAAGCAGAACATCGTCATCAACTCGGCTGGGTCGTCCAAGGCTGTTGTCGTGGCTGGCACGGCTTCGACTGCACACCGCACTTCGCTGGTCTATCAGAAAGAAGCGTTCACCTTCGTGACCGCCGATCTTGTGATGCCGACCGGTGTTGACTTCGCACGGCGTGAAGTGATCGACGGAATCGCGATGCGAATCGTCCGTGACTATGACATCAACAACGACAAGTTCCCTTGCCGTCTCGATGTTCTTTATGGTTACAAGACGCTTCGCCCGCAGTTCGCTGCACGGCTTCACATGAATTGATGCAGCGGGCGGGGGCAACCTCGCCCGTTCATTTTTTGGAGAATTGAAATGACTTACCAAGTTGATGACGGCGACGATGGTGGCGCGATCCTGGGCCGTTCTTCGGGCAAGGTCGGGTTTTACGGAACCACGCCTGCCACGATTCCGACCGTGACCAGCAACGTGACCATTGCCTTTTCGGCAGCATTCACCGGCATGTGGGCCTTCCAGAACAGCACCCGCGCGGCGCAGTTCGTGACCCAGGTGCAGGATATTGCCGCTGCGCTCAAGACCTTGGGTCTTGTGGCTGAAGGCTAAGGAAAGGGACGACATGCGATCAGTGCAGACATTACCCGCTTACCAACCGCGCAAGCGGGTGATGATCGGTATCGGGGCTTCGGATTCGACAATCGAAGTGCCGTGCGTGTCGTCCCTTTACACTTCCGCTGTCCTGCTATGGGCGGCGAATATCACAGTCGATCTGTGCATCGAGGCGGGCAATTGCCACGTCGATGACATGCGCAATGCGATTGTGGCGCAATTTCTCAAAGGTGAAGCCGAAGAACTGGTTTTCATCGACGAGGATGTCAGTTTTGCCGCGCTCGATCTGCTACGGCTGATCGAACATGGCCATGATGTGATCGGCGGGGTTTACCCCAAGAAAGAGGAAGTCGAGAACTTCCCCGTATTCGTGCGGCCCGACACCGAACTGTGGGCCGATGCCAGCGGCGCGGTTGAAGTCCACGGGCTTCCCACGGGCTTCCTCAAGATCAAGCGGCATGTGCTGCAAAAGATGTGGGATGCGGCGGAGGACAAGCGCTGGTTCGGCAGTGATGAAATGGAATACCGCGAGATATTCGCGCGGGGATTTACCGATGGGGTGCGCAAGTCCGGGGACTATGCGTTCTGCCACAAATGGGTTTCGATGGGCGGCAAGTGCTTTGCTGATCCATCCATGAATTTCGGCCATGTCGGCAAGAAGATGTGGGCGGGCAATCTTGGCGACTGGTGGAAGGCCAAACATGGGCTTGATAATGGGCTTGAAGCGGCAATCGTGGGCCTGAAGGGCGGCGACCGGCAGGCACTGGGGCTGCTCGCGGAGGCATGGGGCAACAAGCCTTGGGCGGCTTCTGAGGAGTTTCTAGGCGCGCTGCGCGATTATGCGAGCGGCAGGGTGCTCGAATGCGGTTCGGGCGCTTCGACAGTGCTGATGGCGGCAATGGGGCTGGATGTCACCACGCTTGAACACGATGAAAACCACGCCGCCAAGGTGGCTTGGGAACTGAAAAAGCACGGACTTGAAGAACGGGTAAATATCATCTGCAAGCCGCTCAAGGGCGGATGGTATGATTTCGACGGCGGCGAATTCGATACGCTGGTGATCGACGGCCCGCCGCGTAATATATCGGACCGGTCGATTGCAACCGAACGGGTTAAAGCGCTGGTCGTGGTCTGGGATGACTATGAAGCCGACAAACAGGTCAAGGTGATGGAGAACGTCTGATGTCAACCATTGCCCTGACTATCACATCCGGCTCTTACGATACCTATGACACGTTAACGGCGGCTGTGCCGGATTATCTGGATGCCCAGATCGACAGCGCGCAGGTGCCTGGCTGGGTCGGGCTGGTCGAGGCGGAAATCAATCGCAGGCTCGCACTTGACCCGGTGCGCCCGCAGTTGACGCGTCAGACCATCACGCTCGACGCCGAATATGTGACGATCCCGACCGATTTCCAGAAGGATGTCAGCCTCGAATATGTCGAAAGCGACGGAACCAGGCATGAAATTCGGTTTGTCGATTTCACCGGACTGGTTGACGATGTTGCCAATCCGATTCCCGAAACATGGTTGTTTTCCGCCAATCCCGACTATACCGACAAGCCCGAAGTGGCGGCGATTATTGACGGCGAAATGCGGCTGTTTCCGGTGCCCGATGCGTCCTATTCGGGGACCTTCCTTTACAATGCCAAGTTGACGGCGATCAGCGACACGAACCAGCAAAACTGGTTTTTGGCCGCTCATTCGGATGTCTATCTCTACGGGCTGTTGTTCCATGCCAATGCGTTTTTGCCCGACAAGGAAACGGCGGCGCAGTGGTTCGATCTGTTCAATTCAAGGCTTGACCAGGTGCTTACGTCCTACCCACGCACGGTGGTTCGCCGCAAGCTGCGCAGCGATGCCGTTTACATGGCCGACAGGCAGCGCCGGGTGCTGGCGTGAAAACCCGCATTCCGCTTCCTGAATACAAGCCCGACCAGTCGAACAATTCGGGCGTGTTGCTGGTGGCAAAAAGCGTCATTCCGGCGATTGACGGCTATCGTTCGGTGCGCGACATAACTACGGTTTCTGATGCGATGACCGCCAGCTTTCAGGGCGGTGCGTCGGCGATTGCATCCGATGGCGAGGCATATCTGATCGCCGGGACCGCTACCACGCTGGACCGGATTGCAGCGGATGGTTCTTGGTCGTCGCTGACAACCGGGTTGACGATCACGGGGCGGTGGCGTTTTAGCCAGTTCAAGGATTACACGATTGCGGTCAACAACAGCACCACGCGGGTTGTCGATCTCGATCTAGGCACGGCAGCAGCACTGGCTGGCGCGCCCACGGGGACAAGCGTGGCGGTGGTCGGCGATCATGTCGTGATCGGGCGGGCGAACAGCAATATCAGCCGGGTGCAATGGTCGGCATTCGACGATCACACCGGATGGACGGCAGGGGTGGACCAATCCGGCTTTCAGGACATGCAGACCGGCGGCAGCGTCATGGGGGTGGCGGGCGGCGAATACGGGATTATTCTTCAGCGCGAGCGGCTGGTGCGCATGACGCTGACAGGCGTTGCTGATACCCCGTTTGCGTTCGATGAAATCAGCTCCAATTTCGGATGCAGTGCGGCGGGCACGATTGCGCAGGCCGGGCGCACGGTGTTTTTCTACAGCGACAGGGGATTTATGGCGCTCGATGACGGGCAGGAATTGAGGCCAATCGGCAGGGAAAAGGTTGACCGCACATTCGAAAGCCTGATTTCGCGCGATAGCCTTGAGGATATTTACGCCGCTGTTGACCCGCAAAACAAGCTTGTCATGTGGCTGGTGCCGGGCAATCCGGGGACGGTGTGGCTCTACAATTTCGAACTGGACCGCTGGAGCACAATTGAAATCGTCGCCAAGGGACTGTTCCCGGGCTTCACCACTTCGGTCAAGCTCGATGAACTTGACGCCTTGGGCTATACCAATCTCGACGCGATGACGATATCGCTTGACGATCCGATCTGGTCGGGGGGTAATCCAAGGCTCTATTTCGTCACCTGGGCCAACAAGATCGGCAATCTGACCGGCGATACATTGGCCGCAAGGCTCGATCTTGGCTTCAACGAATACGCGCAAGGGCAAAAGGCACGGGTGCGCAATATCCGCCCGGTGTGGGACGGTCTGGCGGGCATGACAGTGCGGATGGATGCGAAACAGCGGCTGGGCGATGCTTCTGCAGTGACGAGCACAAGCACGTTGAACACCAGCGGTATTCTGCCGATCCGCATATCGGGCAAGTATATTTCGGCATTGGTAGAGATCGCGGCGGCAACCGACTGGGATTATATTCAGGCGATTGAAACCGAATTTGAGCCGGGCGCGGTGCGATGACCGGTCTTCGCCGCGTTCCGGTCGATGCCAAGAGGCAGGACTGGCCGCGTCTTGTTGCAGAAGCGATCACGAAGGCGCAAAACGATGCCGGGACTGCCAGCGGCACAGCGGCATGGGGCAGTATAACCGGCACGCTTTCAGGCCAGACCGATTTGCAGACGGCATTGGACGCAAAGCAGGCCACGGATGCATTTCTGGACGATATCGCGGCCCTGACCGACCCGGGCGCAGACCGGATGCTGTTCTGGGATGACAGCGCCGGGGAGATTATATTTCTTACCGCAGGAAGTGGCTTGACGATTGCGGGGACGACAATCACCGCTGACAGCACGGTTGCTACACGGGCGCTGGCGACAAGCGACAATGCGCTGATAACCGATAATTTCATTGCGGTAGATGCTACAACCGGCGACGTTACGGTGACGCTTCCGGCGGCTTCAACCGCGACTGGGGTAGTGCTGAACGTCAAGAAGGTCGATAGCAGCGCGAACAACGTAATTCTGGACGGCAATGCCAGCGAGACAATCGACGGCGCGACCACACTTTCGTTCAATGTCCAATACCAGTCGTTTACAGTTGTGTGCGACGGCACGCAGTGGTGGGTGATATGAGCTACCTGCCGATAACCGACCCCGGCGCGGATCGGGTGAGATTCTGGGATGATAGCGCGGGCAATATCGGTTATTTGACGCCTGCGGGCGGGGTATCGATCAGCGGGACGCAACTGTTTGCCGAATTGGGCGGGCCGGAAGGAGGGGTTGTCAGCGGCGGGCAGGTGGTGTGGACAAGCGGCTACAGCTTCAAGGTGACGGCTGCGACCTATTACATCGGCGGTGTGCTTTACACGTCGATTGAGCAGACCGTAACACTGGCCGCAGCGGACGGAACGTTTGACCGCATCGACCTGGTTGTGCTCGATGACACCGGCACGGCTGATAAGGTAACTGGCACAGCAGCAGCACTGCCCAGCGAGCCTGATTTCGATCCGGCCACGCAAGTCAGACTGTCGTTCGTGATCGTGCCGACCGGGACGACACAGCCCGAAGAAGTGACAAACGAAAACATCTATCTTGAGAATACCGAATGGACGACTGCAACCAGCGGGACCGGATTTACCGCCAGTTCCGCTGTTGATCCGTTCGCCGGAACGGTAAGCGTCGAGGGGACAAATGTTGCCAATCGGGCAGAAATAAGCTTCGCCAAGGGCAGTTCGCTATTTTCGGATGATTATTCGCTACTGACACTGGTTATCAAGTCCAAGGCAACATGGGCGAAGCGCGATACCTTGCGGTTTTTCTGGGAAACAGGGGGAGTAGCTACCGGCGGGGCGGTTAGTCTGAAAGAAGGGCTTTACGGGTTTTTGACATCGAATACGTCAACATATCAGCAAATCGGTATCCCGATCCCTGATTTTAACCTTCCGGCAGGCGGGACATTCGACAAGCTGATAATCCAGACTGCGGGTACGGCGTTCGGATTTTACATCGACAACATTGTCTTGCAGGCGCGCGGGACAAGTCTTTCCACGGTTGCAGGCACGAACACACTGTCGATTGCCGATCTTGACCTTAGATACGAACGGATTGCCGACCGCGTTGATGTGCTGGTGATTGCGGTTTCGGACGAAACGACTGCGCTCACCACCGGGACGGCGAAAGTCACATTCAGGATGCCCTATGCGTTCACGGTCAGCGATGTTCGTTCAAGCGTGACAACCGCTCCGACTGGCGCGGCGCTGGTTGTGGACATCAATGACGGCGGGACAACGATCCTTTCGACAAAGCTGTCAATCGATGCTGGCGAGGATACTTCGACAACTGCGGCGACCCCTGCCGTCATATCCGATACCGCTCTGGCCAGTGATGCAAAGATCACAATCGATATCGACGCTGTAGGTTCGACCATAGCCGGGGCGGGGTTGAAAGTCGCCCTGATCGGCAAGCGTGCATGACCATCTGGCAGCATCTTGTCGCGGCTATGGCCTATAGAAGGCGGGTGCCTTGTGATCGACAGGACCAGAGACGGCGCGGGAAGTTTCAATATCTCGTTCGCTACCACTGGCGGAACCACGACAGAGACGCCGGTGTTCAACTTCGCGGTGGTCGAGGGCGCTGCGACTTGAGTATATGGCAGCAGCTTGTCAGGTGTGCCGAACGCGGGGGAAGCAGCGAAGGCGAATTGCTCGCCAAGCTTGGCAAGGGCCATTCGCGGCTATGGCCGATTGAAGGCGGGTGCCTTGTGATCGACAGGACCAGCGACGGTGCGGCACTGGCATGGCTTGGAGTGGGCAAGGGTAGATTGAAGGCACTGGCGGCGCAGGAAAGCGCAATCGCGGATATGGCGCGGGCTGATGGATGCAGGGTCTTGCGAATACACGGACGGCGCGGCTGGATTAAGGTTTTCCCGCATTGGGAAGTGACAGGCCATGATGGTGAACTTGTAGTAATGGAACTAGAGCTATGAAAAGCAAAGCTTCAACGACTCCGTGGAAAGAAGCGCAGCCGTACATTCTTGGCGCTGCTGGCGGTTTGACGGATGCCTATAACCAGAACGCCGGGCAAATTCAGGGCTTCACCGATCAGGTGACGGGGACGCTGTTTCCATCCTTGACCCAGAAATTCAACGAGGGCGATCCGGGGGTTAACGCCGCGCGCGATTATGGCACCGATGTGCTGTCCGGGCAGTATCTCGACGAGGGGAATCCTTATTTGCAGAGCATTATCGACCGTTCGAACAACGATATTGTCAACCAGACGCAAGCCGCTTTGGGTAAGCGCGGGCTGACAGGTGGCAGCGATTATGCCAATATCATCGCCAGGAATGTCGGGCAGAACAGTTCGAACCTGCGCTATGGCGATTATTCGCGCGAACGGGCAGCGATGGATTCGGCTGCGGGGCGTGCAGGCAATATCGCGGCGGCGGATTATTTGCCGGTGCAGGGC